CCGCCGAACGCGGGGCCGTTGTAGTGGACGGTGACGCCTTCGGGGCTGATGGTGCCGATCCCTCCTCGAGCGGGGCGGGCTCCCCACTCGGCGCGGGTGACGAGTAGGCCGGTCATGCGGGGCCTCCGTTGTTGGCGAGCTCGAGGAGCCCGTGAAGCTCGAGGAGCTCGGCGGGGACGTCATGGCCCTCGGTGCCGGCGTCGTCGGGCTCGACGAGCATGTCGTCGAGCGGGAGCGGGGGGAGGTCGGGCGGGATGGGTGGCGGGGTGTCTGTCATGGCGGCGAGGCTACCGGCGCGCAACGGCGCCGGCGTGAACGCCGGCGCCGGGGCGTCGTGTTGTGCGGCCGCTACGCGTCGGGGGAAAGCCTCATGCGGGAGCGGTCGCCGGTCCCATGTCCTCGACGATCAACGTCGACGGGACCCCACCGGTAGCAAAGGCTGACGGGGTACCCGACCCGGCGACGCGCTGGAATTGGGCCTTCCATGCCACCGATGCTGTGGCGACGGCGACCCACTCGACGACGGCGACACCGTTCACGGTGAACGCTGCGGCGGGGCACACGACCATCCCGCGTGCGATCCCCGACCCTGCCCGGTTGATCCACACTGCGACGATGTCGTCGGTCACCGTCGAGTTCACGTCGGCTTGCAACGACGCCCGGTACCGTCGCCCCTGCACCTCGGCGACGGTAAACGAGAGCGATGGGATGTCGACGAGGGACGCCGACCCGGGCGTCGAGTAGGACGAGTTCGACGCCGACCCGACCCGACCCCACGGCAGATTCCACGGGGGGTGCCAACCGGTCGTCGGCGTGGTGTAGATGTTGAGCGAGTCGATGTCGGTGTCATAGATCACGCGGCCCTCGTAGCCCGTCGGGCGGGCCGACGAGAGGCCGGTCGCGACCACTTGTCGCATCCAATAGGTGTTGGTGTGTGCGGCGGTGAGGACCTGGCCGGCGGCGAGCTCGAGAGAGGGCATGGCGTTACTGCTCCGTGGGTGTCGGGGGGTGGTAGTCGGTCGATGACGCGATGGTGACGGTGGTGGCCTCGAGGCCGGCCTTGCGGAGCGCGCCGACCGCGGTCGCGGCTTGCGTCTGCCCATCGAGGTTGCACTCGTCGAGCGTCGGGCGCCATCCGGCGTTGACGCATGACGAGAGGTCGGCGGGGTCGATGGGGCGGAGCTCGTCGGCCGGTGTGACGTGGACGGCGAACCGGTAGCCGAGGGGCTCCTCGGGGCCGAGTTGGTTGGGGTGCGTGATGAGCGTGACGGTGTGCGCCATGGTGGTCCTCCTAGAACCCGACTCGACCGGTGTCGAGAACGGCGAGGGTAGCGTCGTCGAGCTCGATGGGGCGGATGCTGACGGGGACCGGGGAGAGGTCCGTCGTGGTCGTCCACCGGGCGGGGGCGGCGTCGTGCGTGACCTTGTCGACGATCGCCACCGAGCTCACCTCCGTCGGGCTGCCGGCGGCGTACATGTTGACCACGCGCATCGTCGCGGCCTGCGCCCACGCGAGGAGCGCGGCGACGTTGGCGCCGGCGCCGATCGAACCGCCGGCGCTCGAGGGGATCGCGTGCAAGTTGATCGTCGCGGAGCGCGGCGTCGGGGTCCTGGTGCTGGCGCGGAGGAGCATGATGTTCGCGACGTCGAGCGCGTCGCTGTCGGCGGCGAGCGGGAGCTCGAGATAGGAGGTGGGGGCGCGCCGACCGAACCGGGCGATGTCGTCGGCGTTCTCGACGGTCTGCGGTGCGCCGAACCATCGGCCCACGGTGAACGAGTTGTAGTAGCGGGCGAGGCTCGAGCTCATCGGCGCCGCGGCGAGGGGCATCTCCGGGCGGGTGTAGTCGGGGAGGTTCTTGGCGGTGAGCGTCGGGACGGTGTCGGTGAGGTTGCTGATGTAGGACCACGCGCCGGTGGGGTCGACGATGAACCGGCCCTGATCGGCGAGCTCGATGTTCCGGATCAACGCGAGGACGTTCTTGCCGTCGACATCCATAGCGACGAGCGTCCGGCCGGCGTCGATGGTGCCCTCGGGCACGGGGAGGCCGAGGAGGCTGACTAGGTACCGGAGGCGGGCGGCGCACGTCTCCGAGGGCCTCGAGCTCGCCGAGTCGCTCACCGCGAAATTGAGGAGGCCGATGAGGTCCACCGCGGTGATCGTCACGCGGCCGATGCCGTTCCGATAGTCGCCGATGATGTCGTCGACGTAGCCCGACCACGCGGGGACGTCGACGACGGTTCCGCCGTCGGTCCACCTCGAGGCGAGCGAGATGGGGCGGCGGGCCTCAATGGCGCCATACCACGGGCCGGCCTCGTTCGTCGGATCGAGGAGCCTGTCGGGGTCGCTGATCGTGACTGTGAGGGTTCCGGCGGCGGGCGCGTCGTAGCGGCTCGAGCGGCCGGCGGTCGACTTCGCGGTGAGGACGCCGGTGAGCTCGACGAGGATCTCGTCGGCGAGGGTGTAGGTGGTGCCGTCGAGAACGCCGCGGGTGGCGCTGTCGAGCATGAACGAGCCGGCGTAGGCGGGGCCTGCCGGCCATCCGACACGGACGACGGTGGCGGGGCTGACGGTCATGCGACGGACTGGGCGAGGGTGACGCTGACCGGTACGGGGCCGTTGGCGTCGGCCCACTGCTGGAGGAGGTCGACGACGGCGGCGGGGTCGGGGTTCGTGACTTGGATCACGATGGCGCCGGCGGCGAACGTCGGGCCTCCACCGAGCCCACGGTTCTCCCATCCCTTCGACAGTGGGATGACGGTTCCGCCGCCGGTGAGGAGCTCATCGCGGCCGGCCTCGGCCACCTGAACGAGCGTGCCGCCGGGGCGGTAGGGGATGACGGTTCCGCCGGCGGCGAGGCGAGGGATCTTCGGCGTCGAGAACGTGTTGCCGCCGATCTTGCCGAGGCCGGGGATGTCGATGCTGGGGAGGGTGAAGCTGAGCCCGTTCCACTTGTCGATGATCCAGTTAATCGCCGATTTGAAAGCGTCTTTGAACCCATCCCAGAGCCCGGAGACGCCGGAACTGATCTTGCCGGGGAGGCCGGTGACCCATCCGTAGAGCTCGTCCCACTTGCTCTGGACCCACGCGACGGCGAGGGTGAATCCGTCGCTGAGCATGTTCCACGCGCCGGAGAGGGCCGAGCCGATCCGGCCGGGGATGCCGCTGATCCATCCCCATACTCCCTCGAATGCGCCCTTGATGCCGTCCCATGCCCAGTTCCAGAGGTCTTGCATGGTCCGGCCGATGACGGTGAACACGAACGAGATGCGGTTCCACACCTCCGAGAGGAGGCCGGTGATGACGTCCCACGCGCCCGACAGAATCTGCTTGACGGCCTCCCATGCCTCACCCCACTTGCCGGTTAGGACGGACTTGATGAGGTTGAACACGCCGGTGAGCATGTCGATCACACCCCCGAAAATCTGCTTGACGTTGTCCCACGTCTGGCGGAGGTGGTCGAGGATCGTGTCGCCGAACCGGGACCAGATGCCGAGGACGATATCGACGACGGTCGACACGATGGCTTGCACGGCGCCGAACGCTGCGGAGAACATGGCGCCGAGCTTGTCGACCGTCTCACCGAGCCAACTGCTCTTGTTGCCGATGTCGTCGGCGCCCTGCGTGAACAGTCCGACGACGAAGTCCCACGCGGCTTTGAGGGCGTCGAACACGGGTTGAGCGCGGGCCCAAATCGTGGTGATGGCGTCGCCGATCGCCGGCGCCCACTCGTTCCACAACTGCTTTCCCGACTCGAACAGTCGACCCATAAACGGGATCGCCTCGGCGACGATCCACGACGTCACGCGCTGAAAGATCGGCATGAGCTTTTCGGCGAGGGTCGCCTTGAGTTGCTCGAACGTGGCGGTGAGGGTGTTGCTGTTCTTGATCGAGTCCATGGACCCATCGCTCCACGCCTTCTGAGCGTCGGTCGATTTCTCCATGATGAGTTGCTGCGTCGCGGTGGCCTTGGCCTGGGCGAGGAGCGTGCCGGTGAGCTTGTCCTTTCCCTCGGCCGCGAGGCGGGTGTTCACCTCGTCCTGGCTGATCGAGATGCCGAGTTGCTTGAGCCCGTCCGTCTCGCCGAGCATCGCCTTGGCGAGGATGTCGGACACCTCGGCGGCGGAGGTCTGGCCTCCGGACCACGCGGAGAGGGCGCCACTCAATCCGACCACTTCGGTCGACATCTTGCCGGCCTGCTCGGCGGTGAACCCCATGGGCTTGAGGAGGTCGCCGAACCCCGCGGCGAGCCCGGTGAGCTTCTCCTTGGAGAGCCCCATCGCCTCGTTGTTCTGATCGGCCCACGCCTTGACGAGCTCCGAACCGCCCTCGAAAACGGTGTTGGCCTTCTTGTCGTAGACGTCGAGCTCCTGGCCGAGCCCGTAGAGCTCCTTGCCGAAACTGGCGACCTGGCCGACGGCGAACGCGCCGGCGAGCGGGCCGGCGATCCCGCCGAGGGCGCCGGTGATCTTGCCGAGGGCGCCGACTCCTCGGGTGGCGCCGGACTCGATTCCGTCGGCGCCGGCCTTGGCCTTGCTCGAGATGTGGTCCGAGGTGTCCGACATCTCGCGTCGAGCTCGGTCGGCGCCGTCCACCTCGATTCGATAGGTGAGTGTTTCGACGTCCATCGCCGGCGAGGCTACCGGCGGGGGACCGGTCGGGCGCTCATCCGTCGGCCCTCGAGCGAGCCGACGCGTCGCGGGGATCCCGTCGACGCGTCGCTCGAGCTCGAGGCGACGGCTAGGTCTTGCTGCGCTGCTGGTGGATCTCGCGGGCGTGCTCCTCGGCCTCGATGGCGGCGATCGCCCGGCCGATCCACACCTCGGGGATTGGGTCCCACGGTGCAACGTTGAGGTACCGAGCGGCGACCAGACGCGGCCACCACTCGGGCATGGCGCCTAGCTCCGTCGATCCCGTCGCGAGCCACCGGCGGAGGTCCCGGCGTTCTTCGCTTTTGGGTTGGCGACCGACCCCATCGCCTCACCCATGGCGGTGACCAATTGGACGGGGAGGGCGAGGTACTCGGTGACGGTGACCGGAACCGGGTCCTCGCCGCGGGTGAGGTCCCACCCACGGATGGGCGAGATGGTGAGCTCGGCGAGCCGGTGCGATGCCTCCTCGGCCGTCTCGCCATCGTTGACGGTGACGTTGCTGACGGCGAGTAGGAATCCCTGCGTGATGGCGGCGACGTCGATGTCGAGCCATCCCTCGCCGAGCGTTTCGCCGGCGAGGTTGGTGACGGTGTAGGGGACGCGCTCGATGTTCTCGTGAACGTATGCGGTGAGGTCCATGGTGGCGGGGGCCTTTCGTTGGTGGTTGTGGCCGGAACGCTAACCGGCCCTCGAGCCCTGTGAGGAGCTCGAGGGCCGGTCGGCGGTGACCATGCAGCGGATACCGAGAGGGGACCCTACAGCGCGGCGAGGGTGTTGATGAGCGTCGCCACGAGCCCGCGGCCGGTCGACCAACCGGGATCGAGGACACACTTGAGCTCGAGGTCATAGGCGTAAATGCCGTCGACGTCGGCGAGCGGCTCGAATGCCTTGGTGATCCGGCCGGCCATGTCGAACGTGAACGTGTGCGGCGATGCGCCACCGGTGGTGGGGCCGACGGTGCGCCACCGGGGGTAGAGGATCGTTCCGGCCTTGTACGGCGTGAGGAGCCCCATTCCGGTCGCATCGGCGGCGAGCGTCATGCCGAGGGTGACGTCGAGCGCCTTCTCGGTGACCGTCGTGAACGAGTCCTCGCTCGAGTCGGCGAAAAACGACGGGGACCATCGGCCCTTGATGTCGAGTTTCGCCTTGATGACGCGGGTGAGGCGGGTGGTGCCGAGGCCGGCGCTCGTCGTGTCGAGATAGAAGTCGGTGTCGCCCGGTTGCATGATGACGTTGGCGACGTCGGTCGCTGCGCTGAGGGCGCCGGTGTTGTCGGTGAGCGACCGACCCATGTACGAGCCCGACACCGCGATGTTCTCCTTCGCCCACGAGAGCGAGAGGTCGGTGATGACGTTATGCGTCGTCCGGCTGAACCGGGTGTTGGCGTCGCCGAGCTCGAGCGTGAACGTCTTGGGGACGTCGCTCGAGCGGACCGCGGGGACGAACGACCACGTCTTGTCGACGCCGGCGCCCGATGGGGTGACGTCGAGGAGCACACTCGAGAGGAGGTAGGCGAGGTCGTTGAATCCGGCGTAACCGTCGAACGTTCCCTCGGTCCAGTCCTTCCCGATGCTGACCGCGGTGGGGAGCTTGAACCCCTGCGACATCTCGGCCTTCGTGTCGACCTTGATCCCCTGCTTGAAACCCACCGAGAGGAGGCGCTTCGACGCGAGGACGGCGGTCCCGGCGGTCGTCTCGACTCCGATCTGTGCGGCTTGGACTGCTGTTGCTCTTTCGACCATGTCGTGATTCCTGACGTGTGTGGGTTGGGGTTGGCCTAGTCGCCGGCGGCGGCGCCGATGGTGAGGACGTAGAGCCCTCCCTGGTAGCGCCAGCGCCGATCATCTTCGCGCTCCGAGTACCGGAGCGACTGCGATCGTCGGCACGCGAGGACGCGGCCGGCCTTCGTGCGATGCAACGCGAGGTGGGCGGCGCGGGCCTCGGCGGCGGGGTAGGTGTCGGCGTTGGTGGTGACGACCACGCGGGCGGTCACGACGACGAGCACGGTTCGGCCGTCGACGACCTGGGAGTCGAGTGCCGCCTGAACGCCAACGCTGACGTAGGGGACGGCGATGCCGGGCGGGGGGCCGTCGTCCCACACTCCACCGGGGAACGTGCCCTCGAGCTCGGGCGTGGACGTGAGGCGGGTGACGACGTGTCGCATCGCGATGTCGAGCTCGTCGTCGGTCGGGGGTGTGGTCATCGGTGCATCCTTACGGGCGGCGGAGGAGGTCGCGGAGCATCGCTTTCGCGGCCTCGAATCCGGGGACCATATGCGGGCGGGCGTCCATCTTGTGTGTTCCGAACTCGACGTAGGCGGCGTACTCGGCGGCGCTCGTAAGCTCGCCGGCCGTCTCGTCGGTCATAGCCCACCCGATCCCGTTGCGGAGGTAGCCGGTGTCGACGGGCGCGAGTTGCTTCGCGACGGCCTCGCCCTCGAGGCCGGCGGTGTTGACCTTGTCGCCGATGTCCTGCTCGAGGTCGTCCATGATGTGCGCGCCGGGGCCGGGCGTGATCGTGAGCCGGACAGTCATGGCGTCGGGGCCTCGGTCTGCTCGAGAAACCAGACGCGGACGGTGGCCGACTCGGCGGTCTGCGGGGCGCCGAGGACGACGGCGTAGTTGAGCTCGCCGGCGAGCCCGTTCGCTGTGGCGGTCGTGAACGTCTCAAGGGTGCCGAGCATGACGAGCCGGGAGGGGTTGCCCTCGAGGAGGTCGACGGCGGGGTCGGTGACGACGGTCCACTGTCGGCGGTCGCGCATCGCCTCGCCGGCTGGGCGGCGATCTGCGGCGACTTTCTGCGGGCGGGTCCCGACGTGGCACACCTCGCGCCACGACTCCGGAGGGGCCAGTGTGCGGCCTCCTGCGCCGTCGGGAGTGAGGACGGCGCCGACGGGGACGCACACGGTCGAGCGGCGGCTTGTGCGGCTGATGGCGGCGAGCTCGTCGAGCTCTCGGTCGGTGGGCCAAAGGTCGAACGTCACGGCGCCAACCATCCGGCGCCGGGGGCGAGTCCGTAGTTCCGCTGCTCGCTCGCGTTGATGGGGACCGATCCGACTCCGCCGGCGCCGGTGCTCGAGGTGACGCGGGCACGGAACCGGGTTGCGAGCTCGAGGAGGGCGGTGGCTGCGTCGCCTCGCGTCCACGACTCGCCGGCGGCGTCGGTGAACGAGAGGATGCCGCCGGCGACCTGGGCGGCGAGGAGCTCGGCGAGCTCGGCGGCGGCGGCGTTGAGGTCGTAGAAGGTGCCGTCGATGTGGACGGGGCCGGGGGTGTCGGCGGCGAACGTCCATCGGCCGCGCAACGGGTCGGCCGTCGTGGCGTCGAGCGGGGCGCCGGCGCCGTCGGTGAGCGTCGCGTTGTCGTCCCATCCGTGGGGGCCGGCGTAGCTGGTCGTCGAGCCGGTGATCGGGTGCGGGGTTCCGGTGAGGCGGGCGCCCTGCACGCTCGTCGCGTGACGGTCCAAGGTGTCTTGGACGACGTCGGGGTCGATGTCGAACCGGCCGGCCGGGTCGACGGTGCGGGTGAGGAGGGCGGCAAGGCCGACCATTTCGGGGCGGAGAGTCATGCCGGGGACCCTACCGCCGGGGGGTTGCTGAGGACGGTGACGCCGGCGGTGCCACCAACGCCGGCGCCACCGTCCTCGAGCTCGGGCGCGCTAGCTGGTGAGGCCGGCGCGGCGGATGTCGTCGAGCGTCGCGTCGGCCCAACCGAGCGCGCCGTCGGCGATGGCCTGCGTGAGGGTGACGTGAACGACGTGGCCCTTAACGGGGTGGATGAGGTACACGGCGGGCTCAAGCTCCGACGTCCATCCGGCCTGGGCTCGAGCCTCGTCGATGGCGCGGCCGATGTCGGCGGCGTCGAGCCCTGCGAGCGTCTCGGTGAGGTTGTCGAGCGTCCGGCGCTGGCCCTCGAGGTCGATGGCCTGCGAGCTCTCGGCGTCGTCGGCGCCCAACTGCTCGGCGAGGGCCTGCTCGGCGGCTGCGGCTGCTGCCGCGTCCTTGTCGGCCTGGCTCTTGCGTGCGGTCATGTGGAGGTTCCTGACTGTTGTGGGTTGCTTCTAACGGGTACCGCCGGCGCCACCTCGAGGGCGACGCCGGCGGCGGGATCGTCGGGGGGTTGATGCCCTTACGAGAGGACGGTGATACCGGAGGCGTCGCGGCCCTCGGCGACTCCGTAAAGGACATCGAGGGTGACCTGCGTGCCGAGGTACGTGGGGTTGTACGCCATCGTCACCCGGATCGAGAGGCCGGACTCGGCGTCGACCATGACGGTCTGCCGGGCGCCCATCGTGTTCCCGTCGGTGGGGAGGTTCCGCATGGCGAGGATCATCGCGTCGGGGGCGAGCGCGATGTTCTTCGTCGAGTTCGGGGAGCCGGCGACGACGGGGACACGGTTGCTCCACGAGATGTTGAGTCCCGCGATGTTCGTGAGCTGGCCGGTCTTGATCGCCTCGGGCGTCGCGTTCGCGAAGAACGCCGCGAGCGAGGTGTCGGCCTGCAGAGCGGCGTAGTCCTTGGTCGCGATGACGATGTTCCGGTTCTCCTCGGGGATGCCGGCATCGTTGAAGTTCTTCGCGACGGTGCGAAGCGACGCCGACGTGAGGTCGGTTCCGCTGGTGCCGACCGACGTCGAGAACCCCGGGTACAGCGCGAACAGCGCATCTTCGATCGCGAGAACGATCGGCTCGATGGCGGCGTTCATGTACCGCTCGATACCGGTCTGGCCGGCGCCGGGCCCGCCGCGCATCGCCTTCACCGCGTCCTCGAGGAGGAACGACACTTCCTTGTGCTGGTTGAGCGTGACCGAGATGGTCGAGTCGGTCGGCTGCTGCAACGTGACCGCACCGCCGGCGGTCTTGGTGTTGACCACGAACGACGGGGGAAGCGGGATGTTCAGCTTGTCGCCTTCGTTGAAAGTGCCGTAGTCCGAGTCGCGGGTGACGAGCCGGGCGAGCCGGATCTTGCGGCGCAGAGCGCGGATGCCTTCGTTCGCCCACACCTCGGGGATGAGGAGGTCGGCCGAGGTGAGTGTGATGTTTGCCATGTCGTGTGATCCTTCGGGGATGGTGCCGGCGGGCCGGCGGTTGTTGGGGACTAGCCCTCGTCGATCCGGCCCTCGGTGAGGGCCTTCATAATGTCGTCGCGGTGCTCGGCGTAGAACGTCGGGTCGGACAACTGCGAGCGCTTGTACCGGACGGGCTGACCGGAGGCGCCGGGGGCGGCGCCGGGTCCTGCCTGGCCGGGGGTGCCGGTGACGGCGAGGTAGGGGCGCTCCGCGAGGAGGGCCGTAACGGCTTCGGTGACGCCGGTGGGGTTGCCCTCGGCGTCGAGTTGGATCTTGCTGCCGAGGATCTCGACGGTGTCCTGAACACGGAGCCCGGCTGCCTGAGCCGCGGCGCTGAGTGCGGTGTTCACCTTGAGCGCTCGATTGTCGGCGACGAGCTTCTCGTTCGCTGCAGCGAGGTCGGTTCGCTCCTTGTCCTTCCGCTGCTCCTCGGTGAGGTTGGCGGCGAGGGCGGCGTCGCGAGCGGCCTCGGCTTCCCGCAACTGTCGCCGGTAGTTGGCGGCTTCGCGGTTGGCGGCGGCGATGCGGGGATCGGCGTCGTCTCCTCCTGCCGGTGGCTCCTGGCCTGCCGGCGGGGTGCCTGCGGGTGCCGGCGGGGCCGGCGGTGCGGGCGGTGCCGGTGGCGCCTGGCCGGCCGGCGGGGTGGGTGCGGGGGGCGCCTGGCCTCCTGCGGGGTTGCTTCCTGCGGGCGGCTCCTGGCCTGATCCTGCGGGCGGCGGGGTGAATGCGTCGGACACTGTAGATGTCTCCTGTGGTGGTGGTGGCGGATTGCCGACGGGTGCCGGCGGCGTCATCGTAGAACGGTCGAGCTCGAGGTGAGGGTGAGGGTACGGTTCCGGGTTCGTAACCGCGCACCATTGTGGGCCGTCCTTCCCTCCTTTCGGATAGGCGGCGCGGTGCTCCCTCCTCCGGTATCGCATGGGCGCCGGCGGGGGTGGCGGGGGGCCGACCACTAGACGGACCGGGGCCGACGGGCTCCGGTGCCGTCGCGCATCTGGGCGAGACGTCTCGAGGGCCCTAGCGACGGGTCGGGGTGATGCCGGCGGCGGCGATGACGGCGCGGGCGCGCTCGGGGTTCGTCGTCGGGTCGTCGGGGAAGTCCTCGAGGGGGCCGAGCGGGACGATGACGGGGACGACGGGGCGACGTCGGACCATGCCGCGATCCTCGAGGGCGTCGGCGACCTTGTTGGCGTCGAGCTCCTCGCCTCGAGCGAGGCGACGGCGGGGCGTGGTCATGGCTTCACCTTCGGGCCGGGCGCGGGTCGGCCGTAGTCGGGGAGGGCGCGGGTGGGGATCTTCTCGCCGGCGAGCTCGGCGGTGGCGAGGATGCGGGCGTGGATCTCCTCGAGGGCGTCGGGGCCGTCGAGCTCCTCCGGAACGAGCGCGGCCAACCGTTCTCGATCGAGGGGCGACGCGTCGCCGGCGTCGATCCGGTACTCGAGGTCGAGCACCTCCTCGGCGTAGCTGTCGGGGGTCATCGTCCACGGGGCGGGGCCGGTGCCGGCGCCACGGTAGGAGGGGGCCAGCATCCTCGCGGCGTCGTCGGTGAGCTCCTGGGCGAGCTCGAGCTCGGCGGCGGTGGCGTGGCGGGCGGCGGTGTCGACCATCGTCCGGACGACGTCGACGGGATCGCGGCTCGAGAGGATCGACGTGGCGGGGACGTCGTGGGAGGTGTGCGCTCCGATGAGCTCGTCGAGCTCGCGGGCGGGGATGAGGTTCGACGGCCTGCCGGCGGCGGCGCTCGAGGCGGCGTCGATCTTCCGTGTCTGGTGTAGGACGTAGTCGATTGCGTCCTCGCGGGTGGCGCCGGCGGGGAGCCGGCCGGAGGCGAGGAGCTCGTCGGTGATGGCCTCGAGGTTGCTGCCGGCGCGTGCGCTCGCCTTTCCGCCGCGGCCTCGGCCCTGGCCCTTGCCGACCTGGGCGCCGTCGGACCACCACCGGTTCATCCGCTTAACTTCGGCTTTGGACATGTCGTCGACGAACGACCATTCCTGTCCGGCGACGGTGCCGTCGCTGTAGCGCCGAACGTAGACCTTGCCGTCGGCGCGGCGCTTGCCGGGGATGCGCGATCCGTGGCCGACGTCCTCCCACTTCCCGGCCGGGGGGCGCGGGATGCCGATGCCGGCGGTACCGAGCGCGTCCTCGTAATCGGCCCACGCCTGGGCCTGAGCCCGAACGGCGCCGTTGCGGATCGACTCTCGGTAGGCGGGGACCTGGGCGAGGTGCTCGCGGTACTCGGGGAGCGAGAGGCCGAGCTCGCGGGCCTCGTGGGTGTGCTGAACGTCGAGCTTCACGGCGCGGACGTCGGCCCTCGAGGGGCGGGCGGGGGCGACGATCGGCCGGCGGTCGATGGTCGAGTCGATGGGGCGGAGCGTCCGCATGGTTCCCCACGCTCCGTTGCTGCGCTGGCCGACCATGTCGTCGAGCGATTGCCGGCCGTCCTTCCACAGTTCGTGGCGCTTCGGGCCGAGGATCTTGCGGGCCTCCTCCTCGGGGAGCTTGGCGAGGAGCTCCTCGCCGGTGGGGATCTTGTCGGCGCTGCCACCGGGGACGGCGGGGACCATCGTGCATCGGCAGTTCGGGTGACCGTCGAGCGTCTCGGTGACGGGGTGGCGGGTGCCGTGCATCGCCCAACACACGGCGCATGTCCTCGAGTCGGCGGCGCTGAGCCATACCCACTCGTCGATTCCGGGCGCGTCCTCGAGGCGGGAGCGGGTCGCTTCACGCTGGGCGCGGAGGAGCTCGGTTCGGGCGATCGTGTCGGCCCTCGAGCGGGTGAGCTCGGCGCCTGTCGCCATGACGGCGCGGGCGGCGTCGCGTGGGTTCTGTCCGGTGAGGAGGGCGGTGGTGAGGCGCTCGGCGACGGCGTCGCCCACGGTGCCGGGGATGCTGGCGACGAGCTTCCGGAGCGGGGAGCCCTCGGCGTAGAGGGCGCCGGCGAGGCGTCGGGCCGACTCGAGGTCAACACGGGTGATGTTCGGGAGGGCGCCGAGGGTGCCGGCGAGCTCGAGGCCGGCGACCGATGCGTCGCGGACGGCCGAGGTGAACGCATCGGGCGGGGTCATGCTGCGCCGGACCATCTCGGCGGAGAGCTCGCGGGCCTGCTGCGCGGAGGTCGTGAGGCCGGCGAGGTCGACGACTCCGTCGGTGGTGTAGCGCTCGAGGTGGGCCTCGAGCTTGCCGGCGGCGCGGGCAGCGCCGGCCTCGAGGGCGCGGCGGTCGATGATGCTGGCGCGGGACTCGATGCGGTCGAGCTCGGCGAGGTGGGCCTTGACGGCCTTGGCGAGCTCGCTCGGCGTCTGCGGTGGTTTCCGTGGTGGCACGGGGCGACGCTAGGCGCCGGGCGCCGGCTGCGGGTCCTGGGGCGGGTCCTCGGTGGCGTCGCCGGCGGCGGGGTCGGTGTAGGGCTCGGTCATCCGGTTCGCGGCGCGTGCGGCTTCCTCGGCGCGGTTCTCCTCCTCCTGGTCGGGGTCGAGCCCACGGGACCGGAGCGACGTCTCGCGGGAGACGCCGGCGGCTTGCTCGGCGGAGGCGGTCTGCCACACCTCGAGGTCGTTCGTGGGGAGGATGTCGGGCCACTGGACGTTGGCGGTACCGGACCATCCGCCGAGGGCGAGGAGGCGGCGGGTGAGGTCGCGGATGAGGCGCCCGTAGGTGAGTCGCTTCTGTGCGGTGTGCTGCAACAACGGGGCGAACAGGATTCTGAGGGCGACGCCGGAGAGGGCGCCGGCGGCGTCGAGCCTGCCGGCGGCGACGGCTGGTACGCGGGAATGCTCGCGGAACTGGTCGTGCAGTTCGCTGAGCCAACCGAGCGACGTCGACGCTCCCTCGGGGAGCTCGAGATAGTCGAGTCCCATCGACGGATCGGGGAGGGCGGTGAGCTTGTCGTTGCCGAGGTCGATCGCCGCGGCCTGCGTCGGGGTCATGCCCTTCGCGAGAACGGACGGGTGAGCGTGGAGGCGGGCGGTGCGGTTGAGGTCTGAGGCGCGGGCGTTGCCGGCGCGGGTGAGGGCGATGTTCACGGCGTCGATGTCGGACCGTCCCCAGAATTGGCCGGGCGCGGGGAGGTTCTGAGCGTCGACGAGCGGGGGCCACGGCCACGGCCAGACGGTGGGCTCGCCGATCCGGAGCCAGTTCCCTCGCTTGTCGGTGCGGTCGACCGTGAGCGTCCATTTGGTGGGGCGGTCCGGGTCGTCGGGGTCGAACGTGTGGCGCTCGAGGCCGGCGCGCTTGTCGGCGCCCTTGGCTGCGTTCTCGGTGCGGAACGTCGCGACCCACTTCGTTGAGCGGTGGACGTTGCGGGGCGTCCACTCGGCGTCGACGTCGCTCGAGTCGAGAACGGCGAGCTCGATGAGCTCGGGCCGGTAGCGGTACGTCGCCGGCGGGACGGGGCCGGCGTTGAGGGTGTTGATGCGGATGACGGCGTGACCGGTGATCCCGCCGAGGGTGGCGAGCTCGAGCTCGAGGAGCGGGCCTCCGCTGTTCTCGAGGACGGTGTCGAGCCATGCCTGAGCGGCGGCGGTGTCGGCCTCGGCGGCGGCGCCGTCAAGTTGGACCTGTAGCGGGGCGCCTTCCTCGCCGAACAACCAGTGAACCGACGTGTCGAGCGCGTCGCCGGACCATCCCAACACGACGTTGTCGTCGATCTCGTACGTCCGGCCGTCGTCTCCGATGACGCGGCGGGGGTTGAGCGGCTTGGCGTGCTCGGCGTGGTAGGCGGTCCATGCGTCGCGGATCCGGGCGCGACGGCGGTCGTCGTCCTCGGCTGCGTTCTGCTCGATGGTGGCGGCGGTGGGGTCGGTGCTCATCGTCCACCGGCCTCGTCGTAGTCGAGGGCATCGCCGAGGCCGGCGGCGAGGGCGCTCGTCGGGTCGATCTCGCGGAGGTAGGCGGCGAGGGTGCCGGTGCTGCCGGGGAACCGGAGGGCGGCGGCGAGGGTGAGGCTGACGGACCGGCGGAGGTCGACTGCCCTCGAGTAGCCCTGGGTGCTGCCGGAGATGATGCGGGGATTCGCCGGCGACGTCGTCTGGGCGAGGACGTGCCAGCGTCGGCCGTCGGCGCCGTCGAACGGCTCGAGCCATGGGAGGTTGTCGACGGGGTCGAGTTCCTCGGGTTCCGATCCGTCCTCGAGCTCGGCGAGACGGTTGTCGATGCGGGCGATGCTGCCGAGGAGGTCGCGGCGGGCGAGGGCGAGGGTGCGGCGCTCGAGCTCCGTCGCTTCCTCGGGTGATCCTGGGACGGGGTTGGTCATGGCGGCGAGGCTACCGACCGCGCCGGCGGCGGGCGCTCATCCGTCCGTCGTCGACGAGCGACGCGTCGCCGAGTACTCGCACGACGGCTAGCCGGCGGAGCCGACCTGGACGACGGCGCCCTCTGCTCCGAGCCCGTGCGCGACGCCATAGCGGAGGGCGTCGACTCCGTGGTCGTTCACCTTGAGCGGCTTGTCCTCGCCGCGGAGTTGCGCCTTCGGGTCCCACACGTAGCCCTCAATCTCGACGATGAGGTGAGCGCACCTCGAGGCGACGTAGAGGCCGGGGTCGGGCCGGCCGAGGAGCGTCGTGACGCGGCGGATGCCGTCGTCGACTTCGTTGTTCGCTGGCTTCACGTAGAGGCCACGGTTCCGGAGCTCGGTGATGAACGACGCGGCGGAGGGGTCGACGACCCACGCGTCGACTTGGGGGACGGGGACGGGGACCAGACCGGGGGCGGCGCGGGCGGCGGTGAGCTCGGTGGCCCACTCGATGAGGGCGTCGGCGTACTGAGCGTCGGACATCCGTCGGCCGGTGCGCCCATCGAATCGCCATTCGGCCTCGACGACGATGGCGCCCTTGGCGTCGCGGCCCATCAGGAGCGCGTGAAACGGGTTGTTGGTGCCGTAGTCCAGTGCGACCCACCTCGAGCGGATCGGCGGGCCGACGTCGCGGACGTGGCGGCTCGCCTCCCACAGTTCGTAGATGGCGCCCTCGGCGGCGACCCACTCGCCGAGGATGAACCGGCGGTACCAGAGTCCGGTGTTCTCGGCGATGAGCGCGGCGACGTAGTCGGGGGCGAGATACGTGGCGTCGGCGAGGCGGAACGTGAACCGGCGGAGGGTGCCGGCGAGCTTCGGGTTCTCGAGGTAGTCCTTGAGCAACCAGTGGTGCGGGCTGTCGGGGTTCGTCGTGCCGAGGAGGCGCGCACCGGGGACGCTGAGCCGGCCAAGGAGTTGTTTCCAGAAGTTGAGGGGGACGAGCGTGGCCTCGTCGACGTAGGCGCCGGCGAGGGTCATGCCGCGGAGCTTGCCCTCGGCGCCCTCGTCGTTCGCTCCGATGATCCACACCATCCGGCCGAGGAGGAGGATGCCGCCCTCGGTTTTCTTGTACGGGACGAGCGCGCCGATGACGGGGAGGATGTTGCGGGCGACGGTGCGCTCGGTCTTGCCGATGATGGCGAGTTCGCCGGGCGGGGCGGCGGCGACGTAGGCGAGCCACGCGATGACGCTGGCGACGGTCTTGCCGGACCGGATCGAGCCCTCCCATATGTTGATGCGTCGATCGGCGTGGGCGACGCTGAGGCGTTGCGGCTCGGTCGGGATCGGGATGGGGTCGTTCGGGATTACGAGGCCGGCGAGTCCTCCGGAGGAGCGGGCTGCGACCATACCGAGAGCACCTCCCCCAACCGTTCGGCCAGCACTGTCGCCGGGTCTTTCTCGGGCTCCGGTGGGGCCTGCTGCCGGACGGCGAGGTTAGCGAGCGTCGTCGCGGCTTGGAGGCGCGCCCAGAGTTGCGAGCTCGAGCCGACGGCGACGCCATCGCGGACCATGGCGAGGAACCGGATGGACTTGTCGAGCTCGCCGGCGAGGTCGACGACGGCGGAGGTGGTCGCGAGGTGGGTGAGCTCGACGACGCGGTCGGCCACCTCCTCGAGGGCGAGCCGGCGGCGCGCCGTGCTGACGCTGACGCCGGCGCGGCGTGCGGCCTCGGCCACGGTGGCGCCCATCGCCATCGACGCGGCGAGGAGCTCGTTCACGGCTCCGCTGTCCTGTCCGGTCGAGCTCATCGGGCGGGAGCCTACGGCCGAGGGGGGTGGGGGGTCGCGGTTCACACAGCGTCACAGAGCGTCAGAGCTCTCCGGAGGATGCGACTTCGGCGGTGGTATTTCCACACGGATTGTCGGATGCCGGGGCGGGCGAGGGCCGGCGGTCCGTCGTCAGCTGCTCGAGGCGACGGATCGGTCGGACCTGGTGGGCGCTACGGCTCGAGGAGGGCGCTCGGGTCCTGGTAGTGCGCCCATGCTCGGGCGATGCCGCCGGAGCCGGGGTAGATGTCGTCAAGGGTGTCGCCGATCCGGGCGCCGAGTAGGCGGAACATCCAGTAGGCGAACGCTGCGGGCTTGGCGCCGATGACGCGGGCGGGGTCGGTCATCCTCGGCCTCGAGGTGTAGGCGAGGGCGTCGACTCGGCGGTCGTCGAGCTCGCTCTCGAGGAGCCGGCCTCCGAGGTAGATGACGGGTTCCCATGCGTTGAGGGGGCCGTAGGAGCGGGTGGGGCGTTCTCCTCGGTGCCACGATGCGACGCGGACGCCTGGGGGGCAGAGGGCGAGGACGGCGGGGAGGGCGCTCGCTGAGGTGCTGAGTGCCCATCCGTGGTAGCTGCCGGCCTCGAGGCGGGCGATGAGCTCGGCGTGATCCACCTCGCCGGCGAAGTCGGGGTGTCCTCGGTAGAGGTGGGCTTTCGTGGGGTACGGCGGGTCGGCGTAGGCGAATCGCATCGGCTCGCCGGCGACGTCGACGGCGCCGCGGTGGCGCCCGAACCGGTGGGCGGCTTGTCGGCACGCGGTGCGGCAGTAGACCGCGTCGCGGCGTTGCCGGGGGCCGATGGGGCCGCGGCACCATCCACAGGTTCGGGCGGCGTCGGTCATGCGGCGATGGTGCGGAGGATCGCGGCGGAGAGGATCGGGGGGACGGCGTTGCCGATCTGTTGGAACACGGCGGTTTTTGTGCCGGCGAATCGGTAGGCCGGGGGGAACGTTTGGAGGATCGCGGCTTGTTCGGTGGTGAGGCGGATGGTGGGCGTGTCGTCCTCGCGGGCCATCGTCCATTGGCCTCCGGATTTGCCGGTGAGGGTGGGTGCGGGGGCGTCGAGCGGGCGTTCCTGTGTGGTGCCGTCGGGGCGCTGGTCTGTGTGGGTGTTGACGGTCCAGCGCTTGTTTCCGTTGTCGAGGCTGGCTGTGATGGTGGGGGCGGGCTCGTCGTGGCCTCGTGGGCGTCGGCCTCCGGATCGTTCGATCATGCCGGCGCCGCGGAGTGTGTGGGTCGAGAAAGGTTCGGTGGTGGCGAGGGCGTCGGCCATGCTGATCCAGGGGGCGAGGCCGGGGCTGAATAGGGAGGGGTGGCACTCGGGGGCGTCGCCGGCGGCGGTGCCGGGCTCGAATCGTTGGTGTGTCGGTTCGGGGCGGGTGACGGTGCGGGTTCGGGAGGCGATGAGGACGGCTCGGCGGCGGGTCTGGGGGGCGCCGTACTGCTCGGCGGAGAGGATGCCGGCCCATGCGCTGTAGCCGGCGGCGCGGAGGTGGTGGGCGTAG